TCAATGAAAATGAATGCAGGTAAACTTGATCCGTATCAAGCAGCAGCGGTGGCACTTGGTTATTATGGTGGCGGTGGTCCACAAAACAGAGCAGAAGGAAAATTACTTGGCCAAAGAATGGGTCAAGGTATTAAAGGTTTGAATGTTACAGCTCCATCAGGAGGAAAAGTAACTCTTGGCGATAGGTTCGCTGGTTTTAAAGAAGGGTTTAATACAACCGGTGCGGATAGGTTTGGACAAGCAGGTCTAGATGCAAGATATGATCAATACTTGGGAAATGTAGATCCAACAAGCGAAGCATATAAGGCCGCTGAAAAAGATTTCTTTGAAGAAGTTGGCAAGGACACAGGATTAACGAGAACTCAATCCGATCTAGCTTTTAGAGACACTGCGCTCGATGTTAAAAATAATCCAGCTATGAGAAACAGAGTAGGTTTAGGAAACGTTGCTGATGCAGCGGAAAAAGTCGGTAGTCTTGTAATGCCTGGGTATGATAATTTTGGAGACGCCTCTTTGACAATTGGTTCAGCGGTGGCTGGAGGCACGGCAAAACAACTAATAGAAGACGCTAAAAAGGAAGAAGAGAGAAAGCAGGCTGAAGAAAACGCTTTTTACATAAACTATTTTAGAAACTATGAACGAATATCAGGAAGACCTTATTCTCAAAATCCATTTCCTAATGAAGACATGATGGCTAAATACAACGAACTAAAATCAGCTGTAAATTCTGACGTTGAATATGCTGCAAATGGAGGTAGAATAGGATATAACGAAGGTGGGGGAATAATGGATGTTGCTCCTGGTGTACCACCGGGTATGGAGTTAGATTACAGAGACTCCGGAGGATTTATACCAATAGGTACACAAGAGAGAAAGGATGATGTACCAGCAGTTCTTGCAAAAAATGAATTTGTACTAACCGCTGATTCGATGAGAGGATTAGATAAACTAATGGGTGGTAAAGGAGATCCTAGAGCCGCTGCTAAGTACATGTATAACATGATGGATAATTTGGAGGCAATGGCTTAAAT